CTATTGTCACGGGATGAGTTTTGAGCAGATCACCTCAATAACTTCTCGCACAGTCAATATTCATGAAGAAGCTACTAAGATCAAGTATTACGTGTTTGATATAGTTAATGGAGAGCCTCAGATAAAGAGGGCTTTGATTATAGAGAACTTGCGCGGCCTCTCTCCATTGATCGAAGTAGCTCCCTTCTGGCTGTGTGAGAATCTAGATGATGTCCTTAAGGCTTACGATGAGATAATTAAGCAAGGATATGAAGGAATCATAGTTCGTCATCCTGATGCGCTTTATGAGCGTAAACGATCTATGTTTGTAATGAAATTCAAACCTAAGAAGGAGGATGAGTATGAAATCATCGGATTTAAGGAGGAGTATGACAAAGAAGGGAATCCAAAAGACACCCTCGGAGCGCTCACTTGCAAAAGTGGCGACGGAGGTATCTTTAACGTTGGAACAGGTTTTAGCGATGAGTTACGTAAACAGCTGTGGGATGGACGAGATCTCATTATTGGATCTTTCGCAGTTGTTAAATACCAACACATAAGCTCTGCAAACAAGGTGCCTAGATTTCCTGTGTTTGTAGAAATAAAGGCGAGGACTTAAGCAATGATGCACTTATGTAGTAGAAGACATGAAGAAGTTTGCTACGAGGGTAAATATTGCCCAGTGTGTGAACTACTTGATCAAGTCGAGCAGTTTGAAAGAGAGAATAGTGACTTGAGATTAATGATAGAGGCACTAGAAAAAGAAATTGAGAAGGTGGAGGACTGATGGCTAACAGACATTATTCAATAGAGCACGTAGACTGGGCACAGATGTCTGACGTGCTAGTTTCAGAAGTAGAGTGTTTAAGAAGGCGTGTCAAAGAACTTGAAGAACAACTAAAACAACTATTGGAGGATACTAAAAATGCAAACTCGTGAATTCTACATCGCTGGAGTAAAATTTCATGACCTTCCAAAGGTCATTGATAGTTTGATTGAAGGAGACTTGCTTGATCTCGTGCCAGAGCCTGAGAACAAGTTTGATAGCAATGCAGTTGCAATAAAAATTAATGGAACTATGCTTGGCTATGTCCCAAAACAGATTTCGGCCGAGGTCTCTGCCGCCATAGAAGCGTGTGGAGAAGAAAATGTCAAGTGTGAGATTACTATCCTAGACAGCTCTGCCTCTCCCTGGCAGATGTGCAAGGTAAAAGTGTATGAAATAGAGTCTGATGATGACGAAACTTGCGACGACTATGAGAAGGAGGATGATTAATGTCTAAGTTCATCTATTGCTCCAACTGCGGTTTCAAAATTCAGGTTTTCAGGAAAGCTATCCCCTCAAGTGGAATCATCATAGATATGATCGAACCTCACGAATGCTATCCTGAGCCTATTGAACTTGACCTAAAGCCTGTTCAAATTCCTCAATTTGAACAGAAGGCTCCGAAGGGGAAACTGGTAACTAAACTCGAAGACCTTTCTCAGAGCAAACACTTCCCAAGACCTTCTGAACTTGAAGATAGAGAGCTCAAGGATAGAAGGTTTGATAGAAGGCCTGCGTCAGAAACCTCCTCAGCTCCTATATCTCTGCTAGAACAGATAAAAAGTGAGAAAGGGATAGATTAACATCTATTTGACAATTAAGTAATAGATGTGTTATATTGTACCAATGGAGAAAATTATGGAAAGGGAGAAAACAAACTCAATAACTGAGCTAGTCAAAATAGTGGCTCGTGAGGAAATTGAGAAGTACGTAGGCAATGGGTTAGAGGGTGTTCTAAAGGACATCTGCCTAACATCGATCAGCTCCCTCACATCAGCACTAAGAAAAGCTGGAGAGCACTGGACTCCTTACGAGGATAACCTACTGTCTACTGAGGTACAAGTTGCTTTAGCTCAAATAGCTAAATCTCATGATAGGACAGTAGGAGCAATAATTGCAAGAATCAAGCATAAGGAGCTTCTCGGAAAATGATAACTGAACGAACTCTCAAACGCTGGAGAATCGATTCACTCAAATTAATCGAGGAGTCTCGATTAGCAAAGCTTCGAGCTCCTCACACTGCAGCCCCTGGAGAGGAGAATACTACTGAATCTCTCCTGCTCCAAGAACTCAATCACAGGATCCTTCGACTAACTCAGGAGCTTCTCGATCAAGAGATGGTCAAAAGATTCATTAAAAAATAATGGAACTATCATGACGAACTTAATCGAAGTCCCTCAGTGGAAGATCTTGGACTCATCTAAAATAGATGACTATATTTTATGTCCGAGATACTTCTTCTACTCTCACATTCTAGGATGGAGACGCGACGAGCCAGCGCATGATCTTTGGTTCGGCGACTGCTGGCACGTGGCTCGTGAACATCAACTCATCCACGGTTATGAGGATGTAAATGGAGCATTTGCTAAGTTTGAGGCCAAGTACCGTCTCAAATTCCCTCCTGAAACTGACTCAATTTACAAGCCAAAAGTGCCAGCAGCAGCACTTGTTGGACTCCTCAGATACGCCCAGGAACGATCCTCAGACCTCCGTCAAAACAGAGTTGTAGAAGTAGACGGAAGGAAGATGACTGAGATTTCTGGCACAGTCCCTATTGGCGATAATAGGTTCCTTCACTACAAAATGGATTCTATCATCGAAGAAGTTGAAACAGGAAAAATAAAATCCTGGGATCACAAGACAACTACAGAAAAGTGGTTTAACGACACTCGATGGGATAATGAGTACTTCCTATCCATCCAGAATGGAACTTACACTCATTGTCTTTACTGTCTCTTTCCTATCGAACAAGTTCTTGGCGTAGAGTTCTGCAAAGTAGGCTTTGGATTCCTTGAGAGAGGTTCTCGAACTCGCTCTGCAGGATTCCACGTAGGGATTAGACACATCCCTGCCTACAAAACTCCTGAGCAAATGAACAACTGGCTTTGGGTAGTTAATGACCTAGTTGACGACATCGAAAGAGACATGGATCGTCTTTTTCACTGTAAAGAAGGTGATCCTGTCATGCAAGCTTTTCGTCTAAACCCTAAGTCCTGTACAAGTTACAAGGGCTGTCCATTTAATGACTTCTGCCTATCGTGGCAGAATCCACTACAAAGATGTCATCAACCTGAGATAGGATTTAAGGTCGAATTCTGGGATCCTAGAAACGTGCCAACAACTGTTAAACAAAACTTGGAGTGGCCAAGATGATAAGAGGAATAGTTCCAGGAGCTGTAGATTGGAGATACATAGGAGCTACGCTTGCAGAAGTAGACGGCGATAATCAGATAGAGTTCTTCAAAGCTTTTGTCAAAGAATGCAAGTCGTGGGGAACTAATCTCCAAGTTGAAATGCAGCTAAGCTACATTAACAGGGCTCTAACTACAGAAGAGAGAAAAGTCCTCTCAATGATCTCATTTGAGGAGTAGAATGGCATACGATTACAAATCTGAACTAGCTGCTGTCAAGAAATATTATGAGGGTGATCCTCTTCAAAAACGCTTCAGCGCCCTCATCTGTGGATCAATAGGTTCAGGTAAGACCTTTCTACTTAGGACTGCCCGCAAACCTATACACATAGATTCTTTCGATCCAGGAGGAACCAAGGGCCTCAGGGATCTCATCGAGGCTGGTGATGTAGTTGCTGACACCAGCTATGAAGCCGAAGATCCTTTCAATCCTACAGCGTGGGAAAGATGGGTAAAGCGTACTGAGCTCCGCTTCCAAATAGGTTACTTTAACCACTTCGGAACTTACGCTCTCGATAGTTCAACGAAGTGGCAGGACGCAGCTATGAATTTCCAACTCAAGGGCGCAGGCCGTATAGGTGGAACTCCTCAGCATCGTCATGACTATAATCCAGTCAAGATAACGATGCAGAACTATATAACAAAGTTCATGAACCTTCCCTGCGACTTCATCTTCAATGGGCACTTTCGAGAAGATGAAGAAATCATAGCTGTTGACACTAAAACTGGAATCGAGCGCAAAAATGTCGAGTACCGTTTCCTAACCATCGGTCAGGCTTCAGTAACAATCCCTCTCATGTTTGACGAGATCTATGTTCTTCAAACTTCACCCTCCTCGGAAGGACTCAAGCGAACCCTCTTGCTTGAATCTCAAGGCAAGTATCTTGCGCGGTCTCGGCTGAGAGCTAATGGCAAATTAGATACAGTCGAACCAGCTAACATCAAACATCTTCTTAAGAAAATAGGAATGCCTTACGAAGATAAACCGAAACTTTCATTCGACTTAGTCGAAAAGGAGACAAGATGAACTTTAGAAAATTAAGTATCTTCACTACCTATGGAGGAACTTATTCTTTCAAAGATGTAGAAGAATTCAACCAGAATGAGACTGTTATTACTTTCAGATTCAAAGCTCAATCCGATGGAGAGAGTAAGAAAGCCACATTCTTTGTATCAAACGTAGCTGGTTTTACTGTCTTGGAATAATCAACTAACCTTATAAGGAGGAAAAAATGTCACTTTCTGATTATTCAAGTAAGGAAAAAGAGATTCGCAGCACTCCGGAAATGAAGATCCTTCCTAAGGGATCTGAAGTCCATGCCAGAATCACCTTCGTGGCTGAAGGTATAAGTGATAAGGAGGATTACAACGGTGCCAAGTGGCTTCGTTTCACCTTCGACGTGCCAGATGATCCTATGGTAAAAGAGTTTGGGGACTTTCTCTGGGATCCTCTTACCGAGGACAAGATTCTGAATCAGAAGACTGTCCAGCGAAACAGAGATAAGTTCAATAGATTTACCAAGTGCTTCGGCATCGACCTGTCCAAGCCCTTTTCCTGGGGAGATGATATTCCAGGAAAAATGGGCTGGGTTATCCTCGGACAGCAAGAGGATGACTATGGGTTGAAGAATAATGTGACAAAGTATGTTCTAGGACAGGGAGCTCAACAGGCAACCTCTCTCGACGAGGACGCTCCCTTCTAAACCTTTACCAGGTTGCACTTAAAACTATCGGGAAGCTAGTGCGAAAGGATCTATCGAGCCTGGCAAAGTTCCACTAAAAATTAATTCATCTTTGGAGACTCTATGAAATATGAGTGGTGTAAACTCAAAGTTGAAATTTATAAAGATCTGAAAGGTGAGTTTCGTTGGAGAATAAAAGCTCGCAACGGAAAGATCCTTGCAGATAGTGGAGAGGGATACAAGAGGATTGGCGCGGCTTTTCGTGCAATAAACTTACTCAAATATGCTTTTTGGGATATCAAGGAGGTCAAATGAAAGTTCTTATTCTAGGGATTGACGGTTACATTGGCTGGTCACTTGCTCTTCATCTTCTCAACAAAGGCTATGAGGTGGTCGGACTTGATGATAATTCTAGGAGATATAAAGTAAAGAAATTAGGAGGAGATTCTCTAACTCCTATTCCTGCATGGGTAACGAGATCAAGAATCCTCAAAGATACCTTCAGGAACTATTATGGATCTTACCATCTTACTCTTGGAAGAGATGAGTATGCGAAAGTTCTTGATGCCATCTTATTCAACAAGCCAGATGCTATAGTCCATCTCGCTGAACAGCCTTCTGCCCCATACTCAATGCACAGCGCTGAGCTCGCATCCTTAACTCAACACTACAATGTTATAGGAACTTTGCAACTTCTCTGGGCAATGAGAGAAGCCTGTCCAAATGCACACTTGATCAAACTCGGAACGATGGGAGAGTATGGGACGCCCAACTGTGATATACCTGAGGGAAGAATTCCGGAGAAATGTATAGGAACTGGAGAATATACAGGAAAATGTCCTATGTCTGGCCTCTTGTTTCCTCGTACAGCTGGTTCCTTCTATCACTTATCCAAGGTAATGGATACTCTAAACATCGAGTTTGCTTGCCGGATCTGGGGCCTGCGCTCTACAGACATCATGCAAGGTGTGGTCTTTGGTCTAAACGAAGTAGATAAAGATGAACTTCTAACCCGCTTCGACTACGACGAGTGTTTCGGCACAGTCATTAACAGATTCTGCGTCCAGGCTCTCATCAACCATCCTCTCACTATCTATGGAGCAGGTGGCCAGACTCGTGGTTATCTTCCTCTCAAAGACTCCCTCCAGTGTTTAACCCTTGCTATCGACAACCCTCCTGCAAAGGGCGAATATAGAACTCTAAATCAATTCGAGAGTACTTACTCAGTCAACGCACTAGCCAATGAAGTCATAATGGCTGCTATGGACCTGGGACTGAAAGTTGATAACAATCCTATCTCTAATCCTCGAGTCGAGGCGGAGGAGCATTACTACAATCCTGTGCATCAAAAGTTATTTGACCTGGGCTATGTCCCAACTACCGACATTCGTGGAGAGATAGCTAAGCTTCTCAAACGTCTCACTCCTTTCAAATCTAGCATCAGACGTGAAGTAATTCTACCTACTATCACCTGGAGATAATCATGAATGCTCAAGACTTCGATAACGTAGTAAATGCTGAACACCAAGCATCTTGCACACTCCTATTGTCAAAAGCTAATGAGTATGCTGGAGAGGATCGTCTCGAGAACTTTAAGCAAGCTGCAGGAATGCTCGACATTAATCCTGCCCAGGCTCTCATGGGAATGCTTGTAAAACACTTTGTCAGCGTAGGAAAGATGTCTAAGGATCCTACTGCTTATCCCATGGATAAATGGGATGAGAAACTTAGAGACATAAGAAACTATACCTACTTACTCAAAGCAGTTTTAATTGACTGTGGAGTTGGAAAATGACCTGGGACTCTTACTTCCTCTCTATCTGTGAAGCAGTAGCTTCAAAGTCGCCTTGTCTCTCGCGTCAAATAGGGGCAATTATAGTCAGGGACAAATCTATTGTCTCTACTGGCTTCAACGGCCCTCCGAGAGGAATTCCTCACTGTGGATATGACAGAATACATAAGGATGAAACATTAACTAAGTTCTTAACAGAAGAGAACTTAGCTAAGTTTGCAACCACTTGTCCTCGCAAAGTCCTCGGTTATTCCTCTGGGACTCACATGGAGCTTTGTCCAGCTCAGCACGCTGAAGAGAATGCTGTAAGCAATGCAGCTAGGAATGGAGCATCAACTATTGGATGCATCTTATACCTCAACTCCGTCATTCCTTGCTCTAAGTGCTTCGGTACTCTCATCAATGCTGGAATTGTTGAGATTGTTTGCACAGAGTGCAAAACCTACGACGACGCCACAAAGTTTCTAATCACCAACTCTCCAATAGTTATCAGGAGCTTTCAATGAGATCCGAAGACTATCGCCCCAGATTTTCTTTTGAGATCACTCAGGAGCAAAAGGATCGAGCAGATAAGATTCTTGAAACTCATGGACTTCGTAGGGCCATATTCTCGAAAGTGCTAGATGATATTCTGGACATGATCGAGTTTAATGGCCCAGGCTCTATCGGAGTACTTCTATCAGGAGCAGTTAAACCAAGAGAAATCATTAGAACTATGTATGAAGCTGAATTAGAAGGAGGAAACAGTGGCAAATCTTGATGATCTCGGCTTCTCTTCTATCACAGACAAATCTACTGACGAGGCTCTCGAAACCATCCGCCGTATTCGCCAGGCTCGTCTAACTAAACAAACACCTCAAAAATCGGCCAAAGCGATTAAAACTTCGTCCAAGAAACCTAAAGAACTAAACCTTTCCTCTGAACAAGCTGAAGCTTTGCTTAGGAAACTTACCGGAGAATAATCTTATGGCAATTGAAGTTGGCAGAGTAGCTATGGTTCCAATGTCTTCAATTATTGTTGGCGAACGCTTTCGCCATGTAATGGGAGACTTAGATGGATTTGAAGCTAATTTGAAGGAAAGAGGCCTTATTCAGCCTTTAGCTGTGAAGGATAATAAAGATGGTACTTACACCCTTCTTGCTGGCGGCAGACGTTACTCAGTCCTTTCTAAAAACAATGTTGAGGAAGTACCAGTACGAATCTTTGAAGAAGATCTGGACGAGCTTGGTATGCTTGTAATTGAACAGTCTGAGAATCTTCACCGAAAGGATATGGAATACTATGAATTTGATGCTCTTGCATACAAGATTCATACTCTTCAGAAAGAGCGTCTTGGTGTCAAAGCTCCTGGTCCAGGGAGCACTGGATGGTCTGTGGAAAACACAGGAGAGATGATAGGGGTTTCGCAAGGCGCTGTCTCCCAAGCTATTGCGCGTGCTAAGGCCCGTGAAGCGTATCCAGAACTCTTCGAGGGTTGCAAATCAGCTTCTGATGCGACCAAGGTGATGAAGAAAGTATCAGAAGAACTTATCAAGGAAGCTATCGCCCAAAAACTTGCAACTCAGTCTACTGAAACAGATATTCGCAAGCTTGCCGACCGCTACATTATTAAAGACTGTTTCAAAGGGATCAAGGAAATTCCTGATGGAATAACTCACTTAGTTGAAATAGACCCTCCTTATGCAATTAAGTTGACTGAGCAGAAAAAGAAAGATGGAGAATCAAAGTATGTTCTGGACAATTATAATGAAGTGGATGTCTCCTTCTACATCGATGGCTCGCCAGATCCTCAGCACCCTTGGAGAGGAATAAAAACCCTCTTCAAGGAATGTTACAGGGTTATGGCCCAGCACTCTTGGCTCATCTGCTGGTTTGCTCCTCATCCCTGGTTTGAACAGATATACCTGGCTCTACGTGAAGCAGGATTTGGCACAACTAGGATGTGCGGTATCTGGACAAAAGGCACTCCAGGCCAAT